TTAAGACTGAGAAGGAGTACGCTCCAGCTACTCAGGCTATCCCCGGCGTACAAGGTCAAGCAGCTATTGGTGTGGTCGAGACTGACCGTATCGCTGTTAAGCTCGTACCTGTTAACCCTAAGAACTTCCTGATTGATCCTAATGCTACATCGTTGGATGACTCTATGGGTTGTGCTATTGAGAAGTTTGTCTCGGTACACAAGGTCGTAGAGGGTATGGAAAAGGGTATCTACCGTAAGGTTGACTTGGGTCTGGATGCTCCTGATGATGATTTAGAGCCTACAGATGAGATTGTTCACTTCCAAGATGGTCGTGTACGTCTTCTGACCTACTACGGTTTGGTTCCTCGTGAGTACTTGGAGCAGTTGGAGAACAGTGAAGGCCAAGAGGTTGTAGACCTGTTCCCTGAAGACTCTCTGGCTGATGACTACGCTGATTTGGTGGAAGCTATCATTGTTATCGCTAACAAAGGTAAGCTCCTGAAGGCTGAGGCCAATCCTTACATGATGAAGGATCGTCCTGTGATGCTGTATCAGGATGACACAGTTCCCGGTCGTGTGTGGGGTCGCGGTACGGCTGAGAAAGCCTACAATATGCAGAAAGCTATCGATGGTAGCCTGCGTATGGACAGTGATGCTCGAGCACTGACAGCAGTGCCTATGATCGCTCTGGACGCTACTCGCTTACCTCGTGGTGCTAAGTTTGAGGTTAAGCCCGGTAAGGCATTCCTGACCAACGGTGATCCTAATCAGATTATGATGCCGATTAAGTTCGGTACTCCCGATGCCTCATCGGTACAGGCTTCTCAGAACTACGAACGATTGCTCTTGCAAGCTACAGGTACTGTTGACTCGGCTGGTATGCCTTCAGCAGCTCCTCGTGATGCAGGTGCAGGTGGTATGTCCATGGCTATGGCAGGTATCATCAAGAAGTACAAGCGTACCTTGACGAACTTCCAAGAGGACTTCCTGATCCCGTTCATCAACAAAGCTGCTTGGCGCTATATGCAGTTTGACCCTGAGCGTTACCCTTCTGTGGATGTGAAGTTCATGCCTACAGCTACCTTGGGTATCTTGGCTCGTGAGTTCGAACAACAGCAGTTCATTGCTTTGTTACAGACATTAGGCCCAGACACTCCTGTGTTGCCGTTGATCCTTAAAGGTATCTTGGGTAACAGTTCCTTGAGCAACCGCAACGAATTGATTGCAGCCTTGGATCAGATGAGTCAGCCGAACCCTGAACAGCAACAGATGCAACAGCAAGCACAACAGCTTGATATGGCTGCTAAGACCGCTGAGGTGCAGAAGACCCAAGCTGAGGCTCAAAAGGCTCAAGCTGAGGCTGCTGCAACACCTGATCTGGCTAAAGCTAAGGTAATTGCTGCCTTGTCCAACAACCTCAACGAGGATAATGAGACCAAGGACTTTGAACGGCGCTTGAAGCTGGCTGATTTGGCACTGAAGGAGAAGGAAATCAACTCTAACGAGAAGATTACCATGATGCAGATGGATGCCAACAGACAAAAGACTCAAGCTGACTTCGTTACCAAGCTCTCAGCCTCGTTAAACAAAGCTACAACAGGAGTTTAAATGGATACAGTAGGTCTCATTGAACGGATTGCTGCTGGTGATCTGTCAGAAGATGAACAATTAGCACTTTTGGCTCAAGTTGAGACCTCTATCCAGCTTCGTAAGCAGGCTAAACAGGTACAAGAAGAGCTAGATACCTACGAAGCAGCCGTTGAAGTCATCGCCCAGACCATTAATGACCACAAAACTGGTGTAGATAATGCCTTGAAGGAGGTTTACAGCTACGTCAGACAGCCGGGGCCTATGGGTAGGGACGGTAAAGACGGTAAGATTGGTAAAGATGGACGTGATGGCCTTGATGGTCGTGATGGAATCAACGGTAAAGATGGTGTAGACGGTGTAGACGGCAAAGACGGTGTATCTATCGTTGATGTCTATGTCGCTGCCGATGGAAGTTTAGTTTGTGTGCTCTCCGATGGTCGAGAAATCGATACAGGGCCTCTTTTAGAGGCTGGTACAGGGAGCAACACAAATGTTTCTGTCTCCTCTTGGGCTGGATACAGCACTGAAGAGCTTAAACAGACCTTCATCTACAACACCTTTGAAACTGTCAGTAAGAACTTAGCTTCATCTGGTGGTACTTTGGCTTATGACGCTAACGGTGACCTCGTTACTATCACTTATGACAACGGTATCTTGAAAACCTTGGCATATGACGCTAACGGTGACTTGATTAGCCTCACATTGTCAGGAAGTACTCCAGAAGGTATCGACTTGGTTAAAACCTTCAGCTATGACGCTAACGGTGACCTTGTAACCTTCGTATATTCATAATAAACACTATCAGGGACAGTCATGGAAGTAGTATCATTCATTGTGGCTAAGATTTACTACGGTATATCAGCTTTATTCGGGGGTTTAGTGCTCTCATTCTTCTGGAAACCTGAGCGTTTTAAGCAGTATACACCTGTAGCTGCCGGAGCGATTATAGGTGGTATCTCGGTAGGTTCTGGGGTTATCTTCGGTGGTGCATTGGCTATCTACCTCGGTATGAACCCTAATGATGCCAATACAGCCCTTGCTTTAGGTGGTGCTATCGGTATCTCCGCTGTGGCTATCATCAGTTGGGTTGCTAACTTCTTCGATAAGCGTCAGGGTAAGGACATCTTGGAAGTTGCTCAGGAGATTCGTGGTAAGGCTCCTGCTCCTGTAGCGCCTGATGTTCCGGCAGTTCCTGCAAAGAAGACAGTTCGCCGGAAGCGTGCTGGTGAGTATAAGTTATGACTGATATTCAAATAGCTGCTTGGTTATCGATTGCTCTGGTGTTCCAAATAATCGCTATCTTTGTGGCCTTTATCTATGTATTCATGGCTCCCAATAACTTCCATTGGATGTTAAAGGTAGGTTTTGCTTCGATGGTGTTTGGGCTCGTGGTACAGATTGTACGGTCAATTCACTATCTTGATGTTGGCTCATATCCAGTAGATCATTACTTTCCTCTCTGGCTAGCCAAGGATATTGGTGCTATAATTCTTATCTGGTTCTACGCCTTCGTGGACAAAAGGATTAACAAATGACAGAAGAAGCAAAGCTCCGTGAGAAAGCCCGTCGAAAAGCTTACCGGGAAGCAAATAAAGAAAAGATTAAAGAGTATGCGCGTAAGTATCGGGAAGAAAACCGGGATAAGATTGTAGCATTGCAGAAAGACTTTGAGGAAAAGAACAAAGAACACCGTGCTGCATACCGCAAGAAATACTACGAAGAACACAAAGAACATCTTCTGCAAAAGGCCGCTGAGTACGATAAAGCGCATCCAGAGATGATAGCAGCTAAATCTAAAAAATATCGTGAAGCAAACGCTGAAAAAGTTGCTGAAAGATGTAAGAAATATCGAAAAAAGAATCCTGCTATTTTTAGCTATCATGCAAATAAGCGTGCTTTGGCAAAGATACAAAGGACACCGCAGTGGCTGACAGAGTTTGATCTGCTTAAAATTAAATGTATGTATCAGCTTGCAGCTATGCGTACAAAGGAAAGTGGACAAAAGTGGCAGGTTGACCATATCATCCCGTTACGTGGTAAGTTAGTAAGCGGCTTACATGTTCCAGACAATTTACAAGTAATACCGGCAACAGAAAATAGGCAGAAAAAGAATGCTTATATTGTTAACTAAGGGAATAAAATGATTACAGTGCAAATCGAACCTACTATTGCTTTTGCAAACGGACAACGGATGACAGCTACACAGTTTAATGTAGTGTCTATCCAAGATGACCTTTTTGCGAACGTAACTTTTAAATACACCCTGTTCGACCAAAATATGTCATGGGCTGGCGAAAGTGTCTACTCATTGGTGGGTAAAACTGAGTATAAAAAGTGGGACACTACCCCAGAAGGCGCTTATCAAATCGTAGCTGACGGTATTGGTCTCACGATTAGTAATACAGATACAAAGGTTATGTTCAACGAGGTAGTGTAATGGCTGCATTACTCGTTGACGTATTAATTTATGGTGTACCTACTGCTATTGGCATAGGTGCTTTAGCATTGGTTGGTAGGTACTACGGTAAGACTACTCCTCCTCCACAGCCACCAGAACCACCGAAGGATAATGAATAATGACATGGGCATTTGACGTAACAGCGAACATCCCGCGCATTACGCAGTCGGGCACAGACGCAAACCTCGATGGCATGCTGACCGCCATCAACGGCGTGGCAACTGTGGCGCGGTCTACCGCCTATACCACGGCGCAAATGATTAAGCCGCCGATTGCGACAGGTTTTTGGTATCGGTGCAGTACGGCTGGGACGACATCAGGAACTGCACCCGCCTATGGCACAACATTAGGCGGAACAACCACAGATGGCACTGCTGTGTTTACGGCTTTTCGTGCGCCCGAAGCACGCTGGCAGGGCGCTGGATATTTATACAATATGCCTGACGTGCGTGTGAACGTGACAGGGACTTTGACAAATGCAAACCCACAACTAACATCATTTATTTGTTGGGATTTATTGCTTTCAGCAGCGGGTTCAAATTTCACATCAGGTACTTGGGCTTCTGACGGTGTTACTCCTCTTTATGATGGTGTTCACTTCACTGGTGTGCGTGAAAGTTCAAATGCGGCAGACAACGGGTCAGGTAGTTTTCAGTTGCAAATTGGGCAGTTTACATTTATTGGTGGAGAGGTACAGGTGTGCGGTGCAATTGGTTTTTCGGCCAATACTACCCCTCGCTCATACTACACACGATGGAGAAGCACCAAAACTTGGTCAGGTGTAACCACCACTCGTATTCGGGCGTATTCTCAAAATGCGATTTTTAGAAGCTGTGAGTTTTATGCAGTTGCTTATGACTTATTCCGGATGCCAGTTGAATTTAGTGTAAAAGCTAGAAAAGCTGAATATCTCGCTCAATATGTGGGTGGTGCAGGTGGTGGAGTGGATGCCAAATTCACCGCGTCTAACGTTGAAAACGTAGATGGCTCTTATGACTTTGATAACTGGGGTGGCGGTTGGGTTGAGTTATACAACTGCGCCAAGGGCGTAAACCTGAATGTTACTTCTCAAGGTTCAGGTGCAGCATTAGCTCGTCATTGTGTGCCTTTATATCAAGACGTAGAGATCACAGCTAAAAATACAGCAGGATCAGAAGTTCAAGATGTGCGCTTTAGCTCGACTGATGCACCTAC